CGGTGTAGGCGGAGCCGCCCTGATTGCCGATCACGCCGTAGCTCGCCGCGCCCAGGTGCCAGGCGAGGCCCTGAGCACAGAGGTTCCAGGCGCCGTCGATGCAAAGCGAGTTGAGCGCGTTGCTCTGGCCGATCACCAGGACGTTCACGCCGCGCCGCGCACCGCACAGCCACCGCGCCGAGGCGGTAATCAGCGTGGTCACCTCCGCCGATGACAATGCCCGCTCCCAGGTCGCGGCCTCGTTGAACCAGCATTGCGCCGATCCGGTCGAAGTCGTGTCGGACAGAAAGGTGAGGGTGCCGGGATTGCTGCTGGGCAGCGGGTTCGCGACGGCGCTCGCCACCTTCACGCCGTCGAGCCAGGCATCGACTCCGATCCCGGCGGTGTAGCGCAGGATGACGTTGTGCGTGTGTCGCCGTTCCATCGTCACCGACAGCACGGTCTGCGACGCGCCCGGGAACAGCACCAGGCGGCCAGCGACGACGCTATCCAGCGCCAGCACCACGGTCGAGGCGATGGTCAGCAGCGTCACCGGATCGGCGTCATAGCTGGTGCCGGCGCGCAAGTTCGGGCGGGTCCAGACCAGATACCGGGTCCAGGAAGCGCCCGCCCCCATCGAAAGCCCGTTCACCGCGAAGCCGACGCGCGGATCGAGCAGCGGCGCCAGGCCCGCGCCGGTCGGCATCGCGGTCGGGAGGCCCGCGCCGCCCAACAGGACGTTGATGCGCGGCGCGGCCTGCACGGCCACGCTGGGCACCATCGCGCGGCTCGACCCGGAAAGATCGGTCAGCGAGGCCACCGAGCCGCCGGACAGGCTCGCCAGGGGCACGCCGGCCGCGTTCACCATGTTGGCGGGGTCGCCCGCGTCCCACCAGCCGGACAGGCCCTCAATGCTCCCCGGCGTGGCCGAGGTGACCGGCGGAGGGGTTGGCGTCGTGCTGCCGGCCAACGGCGCCGCCAGCAATATCTGGCCCGCGCCGAGGCCCTGCGCCGACTCGGGCTTGGCCTGGAAAACGCTCATGTCGCGGTGACGCCCGGCGTGATCGCCGTGCCGTTCTGCATCGTCTGCCCGGTCGTCGCGATCACGGCAAATATCGCGTCGCCGCCGCTGTCGTAGAAGATCATCCAGCCGTACCAGGTGCCGGCCGACGCGGGCATGTTTGCCGAGTAGGACCCGTAAACCAGCGGATTTCCGTTGTAGAGCGTCATCGCCTGCAACGTCGTCGGCGGATCGACCTGGGTTGCCGACCAGCCGAAGCTCGCCGTGGCGACCGACGAACTGACGGTGAAGGTGGCGATCGCCCCGGTCGTGCCGTGCGTCACCGGAGCGTTCGGGTAGCCTCCCGTGCCCCAATAGGTGAAGGTGCCAAGCGCCGGCCCCGGCGTGCCGGTTGTCGTGGTGCCGGAACCACTGCCCGCCGCGTTCACCCCGAACACGTTGAACTGGTATTCCAGCCCGGCGATCAGCCCCGTCACCGTGTAGTAGGCGGTCGCAATCCCGCTCGCCGCAGTCGCCCAGTTCGAAGAGCCGTTGATGCGATACTGGATCGTGTAGGTTGCAGCCGCCCCATGCGAACCGTCGATCGCCGGCGCCGTCCACGACAGCGGTACGGTGAAGTTGGTCACCGTGCCAGCGGCGAGCGCGGTTACCGCGTTCGGTCCCGCGATCGTCGTGGTGGATGCGGTCACCGTGCTCGATGCCGTGCTGCCGCTGCCGGTCGAGTTCGCGGCGACATAGAAATCGTAGGACGTGCCGGACGCGAGGCCGGTCACCGTGTAGCTGGTCGCGCTCTCGGCCAGGCCCGCCGTCGCCAGCGACCACGTGCTCCCCGAGTGCAGCTTGAAATAGGCCGAGTAGCCCGAGACGGTGCCCCCGCTCCCGGGCGCACTCCAGGTCAGCTCCATCGTGCTGCTGGTCGCCTCGCTCGCCGCAAGGTTCGTCGGGGCGCCGGGCGCCGCAGTGGCCGCACCCGTCGAGGCCGTGACCGTCGATGACGCCGTGCCGCTGCCGCCGCTGTTGGTGGCGATGACCTCAAACTCATACGAGGTCGAGGCCGAAAGCCCGGTCACCGTGAAGGGAGATCCGCTGGCACTCGTCGTCGCCGAAGTCCACGAACCGGCGCCGGTGACCTGGTAGTTCACCGTGTAGGCCGTGGGCGTTCCGCCGCTGCCCGGCGCCGTCCAGGACAGCGTCATGGTCGAGGACGTGGCGCCGGACGCGGCAAGCCCGGTGACCTGGCCCGGCGTGGCCGGTGCGGCACCGCCACTGCCGGCCGACAGCGTGGCGAAATTCACCGTGCCGCCGCTATAGGTGGCCGACACGATCCGCGCCGACTCGCCGGTCGGCAGGACATTGCCGGCGTTGCTCGTGGTGATCCCCGCCCCAAGGGTCACATTCGACCCGCTCACGTTCACCACGTCGCAAACGAAGCCGCTGCCCATCGTCCCCGTCGGGGTGATCGTGATTCCTTGGCTACAGATCAGCAGCCGATTGTTGTGCGTCGATCCATCGAGGTTGGTGTTTGCGGTCAGCTCCACCACGGGCTGGTGGTAGTCGGGAAGGTGTGACGCGATCAGCGACCACACGCCGGCCAGGGTCTGCCGGAGAAGCACGTTGCTCCCCTGGCCGCTCGGGAAGGTGTCGGTGTCAGCGGCGGGGTTGGCCGTCGCCAACAGGTCGATCGTCTCCGGATTGAGCAGCGTCTGGAGAGTGACAGCAACGGTGCTGCCGTCCTGCCCGATCGGCACGGTATCGGTCGACGTCACCGACGAAACCACGTTCAGCGCCGGCACCGACAACGCGACGGCCGCGAGCGCAGCCGCAGCAGTAGCCGAGGCCTGTGCCGCAACGGAGTTCGAAAGCGCGGTGGCCGAGTTCGCCAGCGCCGTTCCTGCCGCAGTGAGGGCCGAGGCCGCGTTCGCCTGCACGGCCGCGACATCAGCCGCGAGTGCTTCGTCGCCGGTCGCGATCGTCATCGTGCTAACCGCCTTTCGACGAATGACGCATCACGTTCGCTTCGCGGCCGTTTGCAAGATGCGTCATCCCCACACGTCTCCATCATCCCAAACGAACCCGCCCCAGACAGCGACCGTCCCACCGGTTGCTTCCTCGGCCACGATCGGCGTTGCGAGTTTGATCGGATCGTCAGGCTGAATTGTCTCTGTAACGTTCGTCAGCGGATCGCCACGCGGCACGAAGCCATCGGCATCGCTGACCGTCGCGTCGAAGCTCATACGAAACATCCAGAACAGGCGGGCGCGATCGAAGGTCAGCAGCTCGCCGCCGGCATAGTACAGCCCGCGCGCGCCTCGCTCCGGGTCGATCACCCAGCTCAGCAGCGCGCGGAACAGCGCGTACTTCATCGCCTCGACCGGACTGACGCCGGCCTGGCCGCGCCGATCGGCCGAGGCGTCGAACTCGACAATCACGCCGATGGTCTCGGTGACAATCTGGAAGTTGCCGTCCAGCAGGTCGTTGCTCCCGGCCTCGTCCTCCAGCGGGATGACCACGGCCGCCGGATAGACAAACTTGCCCGTCGCCGGATCGGTGATCGCGATGACGGACTCAACCCCGGTTTCAAAATCGGCCGCGCCGCCGACGCGCCCGCCCAGCTCCGGGCAGTAGCGCCGGAGCTGCTCGATCACCCGCGAAATGTCCATCAGCCGGACTTCCTGCCCCGCTGAAATTTGAGGCCGCTCATCACCGCGACGCGCACCCGGTCGGCCAGGCCGTTTGCGATAGCCTGGTCGAGCGCCGGCTCCAGGAACGGACGCGGCAGCAGGATGCGCTTCTTCGAGATAGCGCTCCGCTTCATGCGGCGAGGCCCGGTCAGATCGGACGGCACGAAATACGATGCCTTGCTGGTATCGCCGCCGCCGCCCTTCGCGCCACGCGAAAGAAACAGGGCGTAGAACTCCGACGCGCGGATCGTGACGCCCTCGCCATCCTTCCAGACCCGGGCGCGGATCGACCGCGCCAGCTTCCCCGAAACGCTCCGCGGCGGCTCGCCAGGGGCTGACGGGTGCTTTCTGCTGCCCGCCCGGATCAGGGCACGTGCGCGCGCCACCACCTCGGCACCGACGCCCCGCATGACGGCGCGCACCTGCTGCTTGCCGGCGACGATCGTCCAGCCGCCCGGCACCGTGATGTGCAGAAGGGCCATCAGACGCGCTTCTCCAGTTCGCAATCGAGCCGCAGAAATCGCTGGCGACCGTCGATCGGCATCACGCGCCGCACCCGGAACCGTTCGACCATTTCGCTCTCATCCGGCCGCTTCGTGGTGCGGAAAATGACGTGCGTCGTGTCAACCCAATCGAGCCAGCGGATGATGATGCGGTGCGTGACCGGGGTGTTGACCTGTTCGGCCGCGTAGAACGTCATCGTCCCGATCGGCTGCACATCGGCGCGCACCGTCTGCATCTTGGCGATCGTCTCGCGGAAGCCCGGGCTATCCGGGTCCGCGGCCTGCTCGCGCGTGGCGATCACCACGCGCCAGCGCAGCGAGCCGATCCGGACCGCATTCGGGTCCGGCCCCATCTCGGGTCCTGGCAAGGCCATCATGTCACCCGCCCAGGAACTGCAACCGCTGCCGGTCGAGCAACCAGGTTGCCGCGTCAGGCATCGCGGCAGCGGAGTCACCACGATGCTCGTAGAGAAACGCCGTGGTCATCATGATCGCCTGGATCACCGTCGAGGGCACATCGTCTGCCTCGCCATAGCCAGCGACCATCGAGACTTGCAGGTGCTGCAGTTTGGTCCGGTAGGCCATGAACCCGCCGCTCAGCACGGTTTCGGGGCCGATCCAGAGCGTGGCCGGCTCCAGCGTCAGGTCAGCGACGTAGCCAAGGATCACCGCCGGCGGCGTCACCGGCAGCGAAGCGGGCGAGATCGTCGTGACGTTGCCCCATTCATCGAGCGTCGTCACCGACAAGATCGACTGCACCGGAGCGCGCGGCAGCTCTAGCGTCCCGTGCAGCCGGAGACGATCACGGGGCAGCTCGGATGACGGCCGCATGGTCCACAGCAGCGTCTGCGTCAGCAGCGCGCGGCTAAGGTAGCCCTCCGCCATCACTCTTGCCGCGGTCAGGTAGCCCGTCAGCAGTTCGTCGTCCGCGTTGCTGTCGATCCGGCAATGCCGCTTCACCTGCTCGATCGACACCGGCTCCGCGGTCGGTTCCTCCGTCACCGTCAGCGTGGTTCGCACCGCTCGGCCCCCTGTCCTTGCGCACTGGCGCCACCAGGGCGCGGTTGCGATAGTCGCTGCGTTCCATCATCGCGTTTCATCCTTCACAACATTTCCGATCGGGTGACGATGTTCACCACGGCGGCAGCGACCTGGTTGACCGGAGCTGCAAGTGTGCCGCTGCGAACCTGGAGCATGTTGACCCCTCGCCAGAGATAGGAGGGATCGGCCAAGGGAATGATGAACTGACCCGCTGCGGCGGTGATCGTCACCTCGTTGCCCGCGCCGTCGTACAGCTCCTGCCAAGTAACTCCGTCCGGGCTGACCTGAAACGTCAGGGGAGCCGCGGTCCACACCGCCGGCATCGAGATACCCACCAGCGTCAACGCGCCGAGCGACACCGGGCCGGACAGCGAAGTTCCCGCTGCGATCGTCGCCGGGTTGAGGGTAATGCCTACAGACAACATGCCGCGCGCACTCCCTGGCTTACTGTCGGTTCATCCAGGCCCGCACATAATCGACCGCCAGGGTGGCAACGCCGGTGCCTGACACCTTGTATGCCGCGAGGTACGGTTGCAGGACGGCCAGCGTGCCGGTCGCCGCGAAGCTGATCGAGTTGTCCGCGTTGACCCGAACGCCGTCGATGTAGAAAGCCACGTCGGCCAGGTTGGTCGCGTCGATTCGGTAGATATGCCAATCGGTCGTGCCGACCGTCACACCGCTCGCAACCGAGGTCGTGGTCACGCCGTCGAATGCTGTGACCAGAACCGCACCGTTCGCCTGCGCACTGAACTCCAGGTAGCAGGTGTTGTTCTGCGGGCCGTCGATCCAGGCCGAAGCCACACCCCACACCGCCTGCACACCCGACGCGCTCGGCAGCACCGAGAGCAGCGAACGGCACTCGAAGATCAGCCCCTTGGTGCAATCCAGCGCGAGGTTGTCACCCCAATACAGGACGCAATCCTCTTTCTCGCTGGTCGCAGCCAACGTGCATGCGACCTGGCCGCCGATCGCGTTCGCCACGCCGGCAAGGGTCGGTGGCCCGGCACCGACGATCTTCTTGACGAACGGACAGCCATCGACGGCCGAGCCGGCGGCCGGGACCGCAACGTACGATTGCCCGAGGAAGTCCTCGTAGAAGTGGATGGGTGCGACCGGCAGCATGTATTCAAACGTCGCGGTATCGAAGAATTCCAGCCGCCCGGCATGGAATTTCGAAGTCGTGGTCATGTCATTCTCCCGAACGGCCGCAAGGGAAGGCGCCGCCCGGACGCATGGCCCGGGCGGGATGAAAGCGGATCAGAGGAACGTCGAAGGCTCCGACGCGCCCTGGTAGGACCCGTAGATGAACAACTCCGCCTCGGTGATGTTTGCGGCGTTCGACGCGCTGGTTTGCACCGCGATGGTGTGGAACCCGTTGACCAGGTCCATGCACATCTCCGGCGTGATCTCGAACACCACGATCTTGTCCGTCGTGCCGGCCGATGTCTGGAAGGTCGCCGCGGCCGTCTGCACGGCAAGTGCGTCGCTGCTGGCGGTGGCGGCAGTGAGCCAGATCGGCATTACGCCAACCGCCTTCGATCCGGTGCCGGACACGTCCTGACCTTGCAGGATCGAGAGCGTCACCTGGGCTGCGTTGCCCTGGTTCACATGCACCACGACCCACGCTTTCAGCGCGTTGGCCAGGTCGCGGTAGGCGCTGGTGCGCCCGGCTGCGTCGGCCGCAGGCGGCAGCAAGCCAACCGGCGGGAACTGATACGGCATCGAGATTTGGCGTGCCATCGTTCGAAGGCTCCTAACCGCCCCCCAAAGCGGTGTGAATCGGCTGCGCGCGCGCCGGAGGCCCGAGCGGCAGAGCGGCGGGGAGCCGCAGATTTGTCGAGGGTCGGCGGCTGCGCCGCTTAGCGAGACGCCAGCGCGATGAACGGGCTCTTGGTGTTGGTGCCCTTGAACGGAGTCAGCGGCACCGACCACATCGGCTTGCCGTCAACGCGATAGGTGATGCGGAACACCATCTCGTCGGTGAGAAACGCGACGTGCATGCTGGTCGCTGCCTGCACGCCGTTCTTGTCCACCAGCATATACTGGCTGAGGTCCGCCAGCGTGATGTCGCCAGTGGTGCCAACGGTGGAGTTGTATTCCGTCCACACCACCTCGCGGCCATAGAGGGTCGAGAACGGCGTGGCCGACAAACCACCGGGCGGCAGATAGACGAGCTGGCCGCCGGTGCCGACCGCCTGGTTCATCGCCATAAGCTGCGGCAGGCAGTCCTGGTTGATGAACCACACGGCGTTTTTCGCCGACCTCGCCCAGAGGCGCGCCCACATCTGGTCGATGTTTTCCTTGACGATCGTCGCCGCGGCCTGCCCGGTCACTTTCGGTATCGTAATCAGGCAGGGGCTTTTCAAATAGCCGAACGGCATACCGGCGCCGGTTCCCTCCACGATGGCGTCCTCAGTCATGAACATGACTTCTTCCGAGAACGCCTGCGCAGCGATCGAGGTCAACGCCGTCGAGTCCTGCAACAGTTCGTCGGTGGTGTACATCACCGACATCAGCTTTTTCAGGTCGAACTCGATGGTGCGGAACTTCGGCTTGGACGGGGCGACCGCCGTTCCTTCCCCTACCCAGTTCGACGCCACGCCACCCCAGCGGCTGCCGGTCGCTCGGCTGGTTTCGTCCACGCCCGGAATTTTGATGCCGTTCGCGTTGGCACTGATCGGCAGCTTGTTCACCCGACTGAGGATCTCGCCCATGTCGTGCGCGAGCATGAAGATCGAGGCCGCGAAATCGACCTGGACCAAGAAGCCGCCGCCGGTCGGATCGACCTCGCCTGCGCCGGTCGGCGCGCGCACGAGACGGCGGTCGGTGTCGCTGCCCTTCGAGCTGTAGTGCTTGAAAACCGCCTGGAGCTGCTCGCCCAACGTCCGATATTGCTCGCCGGCGCGCGGGGTGAAATCCAGCCCCTTCCGGGCCAGGCTGAGATAGTCGTCAAAGCCTCGCAGCTTGCCCTGGCGCGGGTCCATGCCGCGGATTTGCGACAGCGTGCGCTGCGACGGGTTGATCTCCGTCACATCGTCGCCCGGACCGGCGCCGATCGGACGCGCCAGCTTGGCGGCGAGTTTCTCCGCGCGGTCCAACTCCCCGATCGTGCGTTCGAGCGTCGTGATCTCCGCCTCCTTGGCGGCGAAGGCGGGAGTCCCGGCCAACGGCGCGAGTTCATCCACCGCCGTGCCCAGGGCGCGACGGAGCGACAGCAGTGTGCTCATTGTGTTGCAGGCTCCATTTGAAGGAGCGGCAGTTCAGGTCGCCGCTGCACCTCGCCCGCTCGTGCGCGGGCAGGCACGTCAGGTCGCCGCGAGGCGGGCTTTCAGCGCAGTCGCGCGGAGAAGTTGCGCGGCCTTCTCACCATCCGGCGCATCAGGGTCGGTGTCCGGCGCCGTCGCGCTGATCGGGTCCGCCGCGTCCAGCGCGTCAACCACACCGCCCAGCAGGTCGATCGCCTTCGAGTGCTGCGAGACTGCCTCCGTGATAAACGCCTTCGAGGTCCGCAGACACTTGTGCGCCACGCGGATCGCGTCTTCATGCGCCACCGGCAAGTCGTCAGCCGGCTCGCCGCCTTCCTTCCTGTGCGGCAGCAGCCGGCGCAGCAGGCCCTCCAGGCGCTTCGCTTCCTCCGGGTCCAAGTCCAGTTCAGTTCCGGCATGGATCGAGCACTCCGAGGGGTCTTTCATCCCGCACTCTTCGTCGGCGCTGCGGCCGCAGTTGCCGACAATCGCGCCGCCGGCCGCGGGATCGGTTTCATCCGCTCCGCCGGAGCGATGCGCGTTCGTGGCCTTCCCGGCGGTTCGGCGGGGTGTCGGTCGCGTCATAGTCGGTTCCTTTGCTGCCCTGCGCATACGTTCCAGTTCGGCACGCGGTAGGGTCGCCTTGCCCTCGCCGTCGAGCGTGCGCTCCGCCCATTCCACCAACGGCCGCGTGTCGATCCCCTTGCGGCGCGCCTCTTGCAGCGCGTTCGGGTTGGCGGGCACCGGGCACACGCTGATTTCGAGAAGGGCTTGTTCAAGGAAGTCGATGCCGAAGCCGCGCTCCGGGTCGTTCTCGACAAAAGCGTAGCGGGTCGGCAGGAAGCCGACGCTGACCGCGCGCAGGAACTTGCCCAGCACCAGGCGATAGATCGTGTCGGCGAACGCATAGGTCTCCGGCGGCGCGAACTCGATGTCGCCCAGCAGGCGATGGCCCTCGACGCCGACGTTGCGCGCGCCGCCGATCGGCGGGGCGGAGCTATCGTGCGCCCACAGCGCCACCGGATTCGCCTGAAAATCGGTGAGGTCCCAGCCGGCCGCGGCGATCGTGTCGTTCATCCTATCGACGCTGCCGTCCGAGAAGCAGAAGCGCAGCGTGCGGTCCGCGCCGTCCACCGGCAGCGGTTGCGCCACGCTGACGCGGTACACGCCGCCGACAGGCTTGCGCTTCGCCCTCAGTTCCCCGCGGAACTGGTCGGCGCTCATCAGCAGAGTCATGGAATCATTAGCCTCCGACAATTAACAGGCCGCGGCCGTCGCCATAGATGCCCGCCGGTTCGGCCATCGAGCGGCCCACCGCCATGATCGCCGCGACGATCGGATCGATGCGCTCGATCGAGCGTTCCTTGTCCGGCTTGACGTTGCCGGCCGGATCGGTGCGGATCGACACATTCGAGGCGCACCAGTCAGCCACCGGATCAGCGCCGTGCTGCAGTTCGCGCGCCAGAATCTTGCGCATGAACTCCGCTGCCGCCGGCCCCATGCTGAGAAAGCCTTGGCCAAACTCGACCAGGTTCATGCCTTCATCCGCGAGGTTGCGGATGATCTCGCCGGCGAACGTGCGATCGAACGCCAGCTCTTCGATGTTGTAGATGCCGGCAAGCTCAAGGATTGCCGCCTCGACAAACTTGAAGTCCGTCGTGTTGCCTTCGGTCGCGATCAGGTGGCCCTGGTCGCGCCAGACTAGGTAAGGCGCGCGGTCACGCCTCGATCGCTCTTCGATGTTGTCGGCCGGGCACCAGTGGCGCCACAGCACTTTCCAACGTTCGCCGTCACTCACCGGCGGGAACAGCAGCGCCAGCGACGACAGGTCGTTGATCCGCGCCAGGTCAAGCCCGGCGAAACACCTGCGGCCCCGCAGCGCCTCCGCGTCGATCGCTTCCGCCCCATCCGCCCAGACCTCCATCGGGATCCAGCGCACGAGCTGCTGGGTCCACTGGTTGAGGCGCAGGCGGCGGATGGAGTTCTGCCGCGACGGCATCTCCAGCGCGAGCGCCACCTCGGCGCGCAGGTCCTCGATTTGGAGAACCGAGCCGAGCGACGGGTTCGCCTTGCGCCACGCCAGCTCATCCTGCCAGTCGTCGCCCTCATCCACCGTCGCGATGAAGGCGAACCACCGATCGGAGGTCACAGCCGGGATCAGGCCCTCCAGGACCTTCACCGAGAAGTCCCAATGCTGGTAGCAGACCGACGTTCGGCTCACGCCGGCCGTGGTGGTCTCGTACATCAGCGGCTGCACCCGCGCGCCCATGCCGGTGTCGAGTTTCTCGATCACGCCGGCGTCGGGGTGCTCGTGCAATTCGTCCACCAGCGCGACGAAGACGTTCAACCCGTCCATCTTCGATGTGTCGGCCGAGAGCGGCCGGAACCACGATGCCGTCGCCAGCACCGCCAGGTTGTTCGTCGTCTTCACGATCCGCCGGCGCAGCGCGGGTGAACCGGCCCGCATGCGCTCGGCTTCGGAGAACACGATCCGGGCCTGCTCGCGCGTCGTCGCGGCCGAGTAGATTTCCGCGCCGGGCTCGTTTTCGTCTATGAGCGCCTTGAGGCCGATGCCGGCCTCGATGGTCGATTTGCCGTTCTTGCGGGCGGTGGATACGAACGCGGTGCGAAAGCGCCTGACCTCGATCTGTTTGTCCGGCAGCCAGAGCTTCCAGCCGAAGATCGAGCCGACGACGAACAGTTCCCAATCGAGCAGGTTGAACGGCTGCCCGGCATACTGCCCCTTGCTGTGGCGCAGGACGGCCGGGAAGAAGTCGATCGCGCGCTGGGCCGTGGCGCGGTCCCAGCGCAAGCAGCGCGCCGGGCCATCAACCAGATCGCGCAGGTGGCGCTCGCAGGCGAGGCGAACCAGGCGCCCCGTGACGAGCTGGTTCCCGACAACCGCCCTGGCATACGCCTCTACCGGGTCCTGCGGCTCCGCGGGCCGCTTACGCCCTGCCACGTAAGAAGTCTTCGGCCGCGTCGGCGTCGCCCGGCGCGTCACCCGCCTTGATACGCGAGCGCGCTGAACCCGACAGGCCGATTTGCTCCGACATCTGGCGCACCTGGTCGAGCGCCTTGTTGGCGATCGCGAGATAGGGCGACTGCATCGGGAAGCCGTTCGCTGCCTTGATGATAAGGCCGGTGGTCACGAGTTGCCGCTCCGCCTCGACATACCG